TGCCTTTACTTTTTCGATGGCTTCTGTCACTTCTTCTATTGAAACTAATTTGTCTTCAATTAAAGAGCAGAGAACCTTGCGGTAGTCAACGGTTGCCATTAGTTTCCCTAAACAAACAAAGCGCAATAATGGTGTAAGTTGCCAGGTCAAGCAAGGAATCTTCAATCGATTCGTTGACCATCTTTCCTCCTTGTGCGCCCTTCTGCAATCGTCTCATCTTGTCGTTCGCTCGTGCCATGCAACCAACCCAACCTGGAATACCAAAATCTTCACTCGCTCGTACGTTTGCAAACGGGTCGTTTGTCTTTCCATAGTCGGCTTGTTTCTTGTCATGCATAGCCTGAATCTCTTTAAGTATGTTTGTAAATTCAGTCATTAACAACCGTCAGTCCATTCTGGGTANAGNCCGTGATTCCTTGTCCAATAAAAATAAGCCACTGCGTCTTGTTCTATCTTATTTGCTTCGTTTGGTGTAGCAGGTAGGCTAGGCATGTAAGAACGTGCGTACGCCCAAATCATAGGCATAAATTGATACATGCCCTGAGCGTTTGATGAAACATTGGTATCAACAAGTTTGTTTCTACTTTCCCTGAATGCAATGCATTTAAATTGCAATTGCACACTTGGTGGCAACGCTGTTATGGGGTCGAATGAACGAATCCCATTAGCAACCATTGTCGTAGGTACATCAACCAATGCAGACGTAGGGGGTTGTATGAAATTTAGGGATAGGAGTAACCCACCCATTGCTAGTATTGGGCGTATCATTATTCACCTTTGGTCCTTGAAGACGGGTGAATCGCTCTCGCTAATTCCAACTCTAATTCACGAATCCTTCTGTGCGCATCACGCAATTCAATACGTGTACGTTCTAACTCACCAACTACTATTGTATTGCGGTCTTGTAAATACTCTATTTCATTTGACATCTGAACCCTCCTGTGGTTTAAATTCTGTCATTTTGTTTCTGTTGCTTGGGCAACGATGTACTACTTCTTCTGCTTTTTGTTCTACCAAAAGCAAACACTTTGGGCAAACCCATTTTCTAAACTTCATACCCCTCCTAGATGGTAATAAATGTAAACGGTGGCATTGCCATGTTTGAATGCTTAGCCGTAGTTTTCAACGCCACACGAACTGCATTGTTACTCATTGCCTTTTGTTCAGAAAGAACAGCAAGGCAACCAGTAGCAACAGGGTTACCGGCACCAACGCTAGCATAATTTTCTTTAAACTTTATTACGGACAAGTCGTCATCAATTTCGTAAAGAAACTTCTTAGTGACTACAAGTAGGTTCCACTCACCGCTTACGTTGGCTTCATGAAGATGGTTACGTAAAGCGTACGGGTCACTTAGACCCGACTTGCGAGCAACCTCGATAACTCGAAATGAACCTGAGCCACCAATAAGGGAGTCGCCTACTTTCCATACCTTCGGTTCGGCAGACAACTGGTACAAACCACCTTCGTCGTATGCACCAGCGTCGCCACCGATTGAGTATGTTTTACCGTCTGTGAAACCAACTATGCAGGTCATGGTTCGGGCTTAAATTCTTTTGGTACCACACCATGATAAACAAGTTGCTGAGATGGTGGAAAAAAACTGTGACCACACACGTGGCAAATAACTAGCGGTCGGTTGACCGAGATATTTATTTTCCATTGATGTGGGCAGTCTCGAACCTTGCTCATGACAACTCTAAAATTACTCCGACAACTTCTGCTTCGGATAGGTCGTTAAGTGACTTAAGTTCACGGCCCATTAGACCTTCTACAAACTTCTTACGCTCGACGGGCTCAGCAAACTTTGTTGACAGCAAATCACGCATTGTCTCTGCCGATGTCTTTTCCTTTGGCTTGGCACTGGCCTTAGCCTTAGTTGCTGAGTTGGCATCGTCGTCCTCATCGGCCACTAGCCCCAAGCAACTCATGTATGAGTAACGACGAGCATAGGTACAGGCACTACCAAAACTTTGCATGTCCTCTTTGGCAAGGTGTAGTTGCATTGAGTAAGCAATGTATTGACCTGATTCGTGAATCAAGTAAGTAAGTAAAGAGTCGGTGCCATCTTCTGAGTGAGTGATGAACTGACTAACTGCAAGACCATGCTTCGCTAAAACAGGTGCTGTGTGTTGCACAACCTCTGGTAGACCTGCGTACTTGCTCTTAAAGAATGGGTTAACCGAACCCTTTGGTACTGCACTGAACTCTGCCTGAGCCTTGACCAGTGACATTGCTAATTCGTTAATTTCTTGTGATTGCATTTCTTCTCCTTAAAACTCTGAATTTAAATCATAGCCGAGTGCCGCAAATGAAGTCATGATTGCATCCATGGTCTCAAGGCAAGCCTCATAATTTTTTAGATGAGCAAGATAAACTGATGCCCCGTCTTCCTTTAACACAACAGCCCAGTCGTTCCCGTCTAAGCAATCAGGGTACAACGTCAATGTGACATCGTTACCTGTAATTGTTACCATTGGTGAATCCATTACTTACTCTCTCTCTTTGTCATTGCACTACTTTTTATTTTTACTACACCTGGGCCATCATCCATGCATACAGATTTAAAAGCACAGTAATCGCACTGCCAAGCACGACCGTTAGGGTCGAGTTGCAAAAACTTGTTGTCATCATCTTGAGCCCATCGGTCAGGCAAATAACCCGTATCGATAGTAAAGGCAAAACCTTCTAAACGCTTAAGTTCTTCACGGGCCAATGGCTCCCACTCTGAACGAGGTATTTCAAATTCTACCAAAAATCGGTTAACGCCGTGAACACCCATGTTTTCCGCTTTGGTCTTGGATAAAGCCTCAAAACCAATGCTACCCATGATAAGTGTCTCTATTTTGACCTCAGAGTGCTCTAATTCGATTCCTAGGGCGTTTAAACCGGCCTGTGCTACTGCCTTAGAGGCTGGCCCGTTAGCGACCCCCATAGTCCCACGCATACGGTTCCACCCAACCTGCTTGTCAAAGGCGTAAGTACCCATGGTTTTAAGTTCGTAAAGAACATGGGTGCCACCGTACACAGAGCCAACATCGTTGGTGTCAATAAGAGCGTCACATGAACCTGATAGAAAATCTCCTATCATGGATGGGACTTCAAATTGGGCTGATGGAAAACGTCGACCAATTGCTTCTTGTAGCGCTTCGTGAATAATGGTGCCAAGGCCAGTAACCCATGCCCCTGATTCGTCCATCGGTTCTGTTGGGTCGGCGTCAAAAGCAGCATACCCTTGTTGACGGCCACAAGAAAATGTGGATGAGTAACGCAAAGGTGTGCCTTTAGCCGTTGGCTTTGGCACCTGTGATTTAAGGTGCAGTTCCTCAACCAGCAAACTGGTTATAACTGGATTATAAATTTGATTCATACAACTCCTTCCTAGAGTCCAATAAGAGTAGCAACTCTAGAAGGTCTTGTCAAATCGAATCTATTTTAATCTCATCGTGGTAGTCAATAAGGTGGTCCATAATTTCTTGAAGACCATAAATAGAACGCTGAGTTCTACAAACTTCGCATTTGTAACCACGGAAGTCACCCTTGTGCTTCATGACGACTTCGCCTGTTTCTTTGTTAACAATCGTTGCGTAACTCATATATTTAACAACCCTCCAAAATCGTGTGTCTTCTGCTTTACTGCAATAAGGTTGGCCTGAACGTAAGGTATGTGGCTCTCTCGATGCCAGTCGCTTGGAAAGAAACTACGTAATGCTGACTGTTGGAACCTGCACTTGAAATCAATGAAATCCGAGTACTTCTTGTCTGTGTAGTACCAGAAAGAGTTCTCGTTCCAGAACGCAATGTGTGTCGGGTCTTGGAACGCACCACGTCCATCACTGCTTGGGGTCATAGATAGCAACATGCCACCGTGTGCCAACTTGTCGTAGCACCATTCCATGAACGCTGTCTTGTCGGGTAGGTGTTCCATGAAGTCGTACGCACGGATAACGCCGACGCTGTTGTCGGCAATGTCCATGTCAAAGATGTCACCCACGTAGTCGACGCCTTCACCAGGGCGCAAGTCAACGCCAAGGAATCCCTCAGCCTTGTTGTGGTGTGCACCTAGGTCAAGGGCTAGAAGACCCTGATTCTTAGACCAGGCTAAGGCGTGGTCCTGAATAGTCCTGTAGTACATGTCCACTGTGCCAACCTGAATGTCTGAATTTCTTACCTTCTGAGTGTTGTTAGAATGGACACGCTGAAGATACAAAATCTCAGGAATGTGGTAGAACTTGGTGACCTTGTAGAACTGAGACATTATGTCCTGGTCGTCTAGTATCTCTAGATTAACACGATACCCCTCTATTTTGGCGTATAGGGCACTCCGGAACGCCCTTAAGTGGTTGGGAGCAAACCAAATATATGACACGTTGTGGGGGTAGGGTTCAAAGGATAGGGCGCCTAGGTAGCCTTCCTCGTTGTAGTACTTCCACCCGTACTCTGCATCGAAAGGTGGCACCATGTCAGGCTTGCCATCTCCAAGGACCTGAGCGGTGTCAGAATAGACAAAGCCAACTTCAGGCATGTTGTCGAACACGTACTCCACGTCCATAAGGGCGGTAGGCATCAGCATGTCGTCGTGGTCCAGTTCCAGCAGGATGTCACCGGTACATAAAGACACGGCCTCACGCTTTAGGGCACCAACGCCAGTCAGGCTTGAATCAGCGTAGACCAGTTTCACACGGTCATCTTGTGGCTTCTCCCAAATGGCTTCACCATTGAGCAGAACTACCCATTCCCAGTTCTCATTGGTCTGTTCCTTCAGCGACTTGTAACAGTCGTTAAGGTACCTAGGGTCGTGACTCGGTGTGAATATGCTTATCACGTTTCCTCCAATGTATTGTGTTCTTTAAGTAAATAGGACCATAAAACAAACTTGCAAGGCAGAACCCGTATTGATGCGTGTGAAAACCGTAAATAGTCCACAAAAAAGCATTAACAATAAGTATAATCCACGACCACCACACCTTGCGTCCGGCAAGATACGCACCGGTCATACCAACGCCTTCAAGAATGAATGACCACATTAAAATGAGTATTCTACGTTTGGGTACTTCTTCTTCATGAACTGCACCAGTGGCATCTTTTCGTAGCGTCGGCACAGGTAGTCAAGGCTGACGAACATCGGGTCGTAACTACCGTCACGCACCTCGTGCTTAACTACTATTCCTCGCCAGTGTGCGTTCCCCTGCGGCCCCTTGTAGTCCTCATCATGGAGGTAACATGCGCCCGCAACAAGGCCATGTTGGCTCTTGCCAGCGACGAATCTAAGCCCGTATGCGAGCGTCTGTTGGTGACCCATCGTGAAACTATGGCCAATGGACTTAAGTCTCGCTTCAACGGTGCCTCCTAGTGGCTTGCCTGTCATTGGGTTATAGAAGTAGTGACTGTAGGCTACGCCATCTATCCATAGAATTTCTAAGTAATTACTTACTTGCCATCCGCTTCGCTCGTAGTCGAGGTGGTCTGTGGTAACAACTCCTTCAAGTTGTGCATCCATTGAGACAGCACGGTTGATTCTATCTTCGTGGTTGCCAAGGAGGATGTGCCTCTCAGGGTTCCATTTACCGTGCCTGGTCTTACGACGATTCGCATTGAAGTCCGTGAGGGCTTGATTAAGTATTCTCCATGCTTCATTGGCTGCTTCTATGTCCTGTTTGTAACGGCGACCCTCCATAGCCTTCTTGCCTTTGTCATACATGGACAAAGACGGCATGTCTGCGTGGTCACCTAAGTGAATAATTTTAATAGGTTTATCGTGGAACTCGTCCACAATGTATTGACCAATCCATTTAAGATGGTCTGTTGGTACTCCAGCCTTAGCCTGAGTATCTGGAATAATTACGTGTGTTGTTGGTGCCTGCAAGGTAATTCTCCTTGTTTAGTCCGCCTTTCAGCATTCTAACACACAAGTTAGCAACAAACAACAATAATGTAATTTATCTTTCTGTTACTGCGTTTGCCACCTCAGCAGGGGTAATCGAGTACAAGTCGGGCCATTGCATTGCTTTGGGGAACCCTCCATACCACAAAGCACCGGCTACTAATCCAGAACAAATCCAAGTACGGGATTTACGTAGACAAATAGCGTCTGGAAGAAAGTTATCAAGGGCACATGAAAGTATGCTAAGATAACTGTATTTCAAGCCCACCTGAGAGCGAGCGAACCTCAACACAAGGTCTCGGTTCGTTGTTCTCGGTAGTTCCACTACCTCGAACGTGCCACCAAAAGCAGATTCATCAAGAGTTAAGTTGTCGGTAATACCTTTAGGTTGCGCTTGAATGAGGTACCACTTACCGTCCACGTATCTATCCAAAATGGCAACGTGATTCCACTTTGAGTATTCTGAGTCGGGCATAAAGTGTTGCGCCCAACGGATACTCTTACCAATAATTCCTTTGGTTGAACAAAATACAAGGTCACCTGGATTCATCTTTTCCCTCTAGGTAATCGACACGTTCTTCT